CTAGTGATCTAGCGCAGTATGATTTTCTGCGATTAGCAGCTTTGGATCCAGGCTTCACTTTTCCTGTCACGGCTGTTTTTAATTTACTTCCAGGGTTTGCTGCCCTGTAAGCTCTTACACCTTTTGCTGTCATTCCAGCTCCAGATTTTGTTGGTCGATAATTACCACCTTTACCGGTAGTTTTTCTAATTGGATTATCTCTTTTTCTTACCATTAATTTCTTTTACTTCTTTTTGTAAATGTTGCAACATTTTTAGGTTTAGGGCCAGTGTTGGACGCTGCACGTTTTCGTTTTACAGCCGAAGCCTTCTGTCCAGCAGTCATTCTGGTCGCTTTTGCAAGTGGGACACACTTTGGATATTTTCTCTTGCTTCCCTTCGATCTGCCGCATGGTTGATATTTTCCATTCTTCTTCGGAGCTCCTATATCCACCCATTTTTCTTGAACCCATTTTCTCAGACCACCTTGAGCCATATTAATATTTCTTTGTAACTTTTCTTCTGTTTTTCATTATACCACCACAACCTTTTGCTACTCCACCTTGGTTGTAGTTTGATCTCATTTTTCTATCTTGAGAAACAGAATTTATAGATCCACCCATGGCTTTCTTTTTTCTTTTACCACCAGGTGTTACTTTGCCTGAGCAAACTGCAGATGCATACATGTTAGCATAAGCTGAAGGATAAACCTTAAACTTTCTTTTTGCTGCTGCTTTTCCTCTTGGACAAAGTTTAGCCATCTATTGACACGATAAGCATTCATCAGATCCTTGATCTAATTTTGCTAAAGCCTCCTGTTTACATTCGTCACTGCAGAAAGTTTTGACTTCATCTTGTTTCTTTTCAAAGTCTTTTCCGCATTCTTGACATTTACCAATCATTACTTAACCTTTTTCATTTTAGATTTTTTAACCATTCCACCTTTTTTCATGAAACCCATTTTGTTTCTTACGGGTTTAGGTAATTTTTTTAATCCTTTTCCTTTTTTACCTGCTGGTACTGGTTTTAAATTTCCTGGCATTAGTTTTTCTCCTTTGCTTCTTTACATTTACATTGGTGGTCACACAAACATTGTGTAATACCAAAAATTTTACATACAACTTCACATATTTTTTGTTTTATTTTTTTTAACATTATTTTTTTCCTCCATTACGAAAAATTTGAGTGCCCTTTATACCATAGATACTTGCAACGACAAGTATCCATAAATTCGTGAACCATGATGGAAGCTGTGAGAACATTTCGAAAAATAATTTTACCTTATTCATTGCTTCGGGATCTTCACTTATCACTGACCAAGCTAAAACTGCTATGGGCGCCGACAAAATTATGAGGACCGCCTCGTCCTTCCAGTCCGATTGTCTTGCTTCTAATAATTTACCTTGGTAAGCTTCCTCACCTCGGGCCATCTTTTCTGCATGACGCATTTGTGCATCAGCCATCAACATTTTTGTCTCTTGACGTTTTTTAAAAATGTGTGAACCTGCTTGTGCAGCTAATTTAATAGCGCTGAACCACATATTAGTACCAAGTTACAGTGCTTCTTTTTTCTGCTAACATTCTTTTCTGACCTCTAACTTTATCAGTCATCACTTCGCCAGCTTTTGGAGTTTGGATTTCTTTTCCACCTTCTGGTCTTCCAATTTCCATTTGAGATTTCATCTCTTTTTTATTTTTTTTCATTTTTTCTCCTCTTTTTGCTCACCCCAGCTTCGGAAAGAGCAATTGCGATTGCTTGTTTTCTACTTTTAACAGGTTTTTTAGATTTTCCAATGGGTAATTTACCTTTTTTGTATTCTCTCATTACCTTTGCAATCTTTTTTTCTGATTTTTTCACTAATTACCTCTTTGATTCTTCAATTCGTGTTGTAAAATAGTTTTTTCAAGTGAAGTATCGGCTCTTAAGTGTGCTAATTCTTCATTTTGATCTAATTTTTGTTGATCAGTCATCTGATTCATCATCGCTTTCATCTTATCAACGTTGATTCTTTCCTCATCAACTTGTTTTCTTCGATTATTTTCTTGTGATCTGATGTCTAACTCTCTTGCTTTTAGTTTTGCAATAGGATCATTACCAAAATCACCATTAATTTTCTTTTCTTCTTGGATATATTCATCCATCATCTCAGCAATCAATACTGCTTTTCTAGATTCTATTTGCATATTCAATTTCATAGCTTGTTGTTGTGCCATTGGGTTTTGCATTGCTTGTGGATTTTGTTGCATCGCTTGTAATTGTTGTATCTCTTGTGCAAATTCAATTTCAATTTGTTCTAAAGCCATCAAACTAATATGTTCAAAAACATTTTTTTGTAATGATGCACCGATAACAGGATTATTTTTTGCCATATTCGTTGCCATGAAATGTAAATGCGCAGTAATATGTGCTCTGTGATCTTGACCTTTAAATGCTTGGAATGGAATTCCAGATAAAGCATCAATATGTTCTAATGATGGATCTTTTGGCATCGGTTGAGGTGGTTTTTTTAAAATTAAATCAATATTTTTTACACCCAATGCTTCATACATGTTTCTGTATGCTGCATATAAATTATGCAATTGTGGATTTGATTGAGCTAACTGTAATTCAGTTTGAGCTAAACTAATTCTTTGAGTTTGAGAAAAAATATTTGGATCTGCAATTGGTAAAATATCTACCTTGTCATCAAAGTCTGCTTGCTTAATCATTCTTTGACCACCTACTACCTCGTATGGATATTCTTGTGGTAAATATAATTTAAAGACTCGAGATAATAATTTAAATTCATGTTTTAATGCTACATATAATCTTTTGTGAATCGCACTCATGGTTCTTGATCCACGTTCCAACAAGGCAACTGTCGTTCCCACTGCAGCTTGTTGATTACCCTCACCTACTTGCATGTCAGCTATTGAAGCAAAGCGCTGACCGGCTTGTACAACGACACCCATAAGTTGAAGAAGCGTTGCGCTTGGCTCTTTGAAAGGTAAAGTCATAAATGCATCTTTGATGTTTCCACCAGGTGCATCTACATCTCTAAATTCTCCAGGCTGTATTGATTGCGCATCGTCTCTAATTCTTATTCCACGTTGTTTAAATCCTGCAGGTAAGTTTGATAATGTACCAGCATCCAATAAAGATCTTAATGCTGATGTTGCAGTTCTTGATAAACCACCAATCATGTGGATTAAACCAAAGCCATAAAAACCAAGGCCTGGTAAAAATTTAAAGTGACAAAAGTATTGTACTTTCTTTTTCAAAGGATCTCCTATTTCATAGTTCCTTCTAATAGATAGCACCGAACGAGAGTTTTCTTCTATCGTTACAATGTAAGGCAATTTGATGCCAGTTGCTTCCCCTTCGGGTCCTCGATCTTCAAAACCCTCGATGTCTAGGTTAACATGACATTCAAATAATGTGAAGACATCTTCTTGTCTTCCTGATTTTCTTGTTCCTTCTAATTCATGTTCTTTCTTGTCAACATCAGATTCATTATCATAACCTGGTGTTAATTCTATGTCTCTATAAAAACCATTGATCTGTTGTTTCCTTAATTCGTTTCCTGAAACTTTAATTCGATGAATAATTGAATCCGCATCATCTAATGAGGTAGCTGAATACGGAACAATTAAATCATCTGCTGGAACAAACTTTGATACAGCTCTTCCTAACAATTCATCATAATAAACTTTTTTAAATGCAGAACCTGATAATGGTAAATAAAATAACATTTGATCAAATTCAGTTTCATACTCTGGCATTTGATCCATCAATTGATAATTCATAAATTCTTTTACACGTTCTGACTGTGCATTTTTTTCTGGAGTAGGAGCTCCTACAATTTGAGTTCTTACAGGTCCTTGAGCCGGGAGCAATTCTTTATAAGCCAATGCTTGGAATTGAGTAACCGCTTCTGCTAGAACAGGATGCGTGGCACCCGCTGCACCTTGAAATGGTTCTGTTCTATCTTCGTATTTGAATCCTAATAAATCTAAACCTTTAGTGTAAGCTTGTTCCCAATCTTGTCTGGATGCTCTGTAATCCATGTAATTAGAAAATAATTCTGAACCAAGAGGTACAAGAATATCCTCTGGTAGTAACTCAGCTAAGTTGTCATAGTGTCCTTCAGTTTGAGCCTGATTCATGGCTCCTGGTTCAAAATTAATTTCTACACCACCATCGGCAGTAGGTGTAATTTCAGTCTCACCAATATTTGGTTGCTCTTCTTGAATTTCAATTTGTTCTTCAATGGCCTTTTCAGGACCTTCGATTTCAATTTCTTTTCTAACTTCGTTTGGAAGTGCTTTGTCGATTGTTGCCATTAGTTTTTTTCTCCAATTTTACAGTCTTAACAGTATTATAGTCAACATTCAAGCCCTGAGGTGTAGGTCCTGACTTTGGTGGAATCGTACGAGTTAATTTTGTTTTTACCATTTACCAATAATATGTTTTCTTTTTTCGGGGTAGTTCTTGTTCTTTATAGTCTTCTGGGTGAATAATCAAGCCTCCTTGTCTAAATCTCATTAGAGCTTGTGTTGTAGAATCTACTAAATCATCATGATCTCCATATGGAAATGATGCACATTCTTCAATGACTTCTTGTGCAAACTCTCTATCTTTAGGAGCCCAAACCATACCGGACTCAAACAGTGGGGCTACAGAATTTACACGGCTGTGTTTGTCGTTACCTTTAGAGGGAGAAAAATTGACGACGGGTATCCCCATCTGTCTGAGTTCGTATGTTAGTGGAAGACCTGAAGCTTTGGCTTCAACTAAAACTGTTTCGGGTTGCCAATAGTCATATTGTTCTTTGGCCATCCTTCTAAGTTCTGGAAACTCTAATCGTTCCTTAATTGCATCTAATAAAATTATATGTTGAGGATCACCTTCATTTTCTGCAAAGATTCCCCAAGTCGTAATTGCACTATAGTCAGCAGTTTCTTTTTTTAAAAATGCAGTATCATAACTTTGAATGACATGAAGCAAAGGTGGTAAATAATCTTTATCCCAATCTTGCCACCATTCTCTTTTTAAAAGAGCTCCTTCTTCTGCAGTTGGGTTTTGCATATACTGTGCATTCCATTTTGCAATACCAGCTGATGCTTTAACTTTTTCTAATTCTTCTAACTTCCAATATTCTGGCCAACATGGTTCACCACCTGGCATGATGGCAGGAAATTCTACAACTTCCCATTGATCTGCTTTTGCTTCTTTTGCTCCAGCATTTACAAGTTGTGCAGTTAAATCTTTTGTAGACCATCTTGTCATAACTATAATAATTGCTCCACCAGGTTGAAGACGTTGTCTTGGTCCTGACGTATACCACTCCCATGCATTATCAAATGCATTTGGAGAATTTACATCTTGCTCTGAATGTGGATCATCGATAATTAATAAATCAGCACCACGACCTGTAACAGCACCAGACACACCAACTGCAAAGTATTCACCACCTCCATTAGTTTCCCAACGTCCTGCAGCTTTTGAATCTTCTCTTAATCTTGTTTTAAATAAATCTTGATACTCTTGTGAATCAATTAATGTTTTTGCTTTACGACCAAATCGTACAGCAAGTTCTGCTGTGTGAGTTGCTTGAATAATTTTTAAATTTGGTTTGTTACCAATCATCCAAGCGGGTAAAAAATAAGATGCAAATTCTGATTTGGTATGCCTTGGTGGCATATTAATAATAAGTCTTTTTAAATCACCACTTAATATTCTGTTAAATTTTTCTGCAATTACTGTATGGTGATTACCTTCCACAAATTCTGGCCAAACATATTTTACAAATGATAAAAAATCTGAACGATATTTTGCTTGTGTAGATTTTTTAATTTTAGTTAGAATATCTAATTTTAATTGTCTTCTAACTTTCGGATCTGTAATTTTATTTATTTTTTCTAAATTAAGCATAATATTTAATTATGGTACCAAAAAGTATTTAACAGGAATGTTTATCTAAATCAAACACTATAGTGAAGATATTAGGATCCCTATATTTGATTTGTACCCCTCCCCCCTTTTAAAAAGTTCGATTTTTGAGTTTGGTCTGGTACCTCTATTAACTTGGGGTGGGACCCGCCCACATGCTCTTTACTGGGTGCGACATTATGTCGCAGGCCAAGAGGACACCTGCGACACTATGACATATTGACTTAACTATCCACAGCCAAGGCAATATCCTTCTAAAGAAGTCGACCAA